GTATCAGCTCGATACGGGATCAGGATTTGGCGAAGTTAAGACTTTGAATGCTGCGAACCTGTTTGCGGAAACGATCACCGCAGCAATGGGCTTCAAGCTGCGGATTATCGCAACCTGTGCGACGGCCAACGCGAGCAACCTATTGACGCAAATTCGGGTGGTGACGACAACGACAGCAGTCGCGCAATCGACCAATCAATATCCGCTGGCAACGGTGACGGTGACGTTTACCGGCTTCCAGACCGCAAGCGATGTCGTGATCTATCAGGCTGGAACTGAAACGATCCGCCAGACCTTTGACGCCTATTCTGGGTCGTCTCTCGGTTACACATACGAAACGCCGGAAACGGTTGACATAGGATTTTTCAAGGCGGGCTTCGTTCCGCTTTACATTCGCAGTCTCGCGCTGGGGGCATCGGACTCATCGGTCCCTGTCTCTCAGGTCGCTGACCGCGCTTACCTGACATAAGGAACGCTATATGCCAAAGATTACTGATCCCGATGATCTGGTCGTCGGGACCGAAATTACGTTCAACTTGCCCGCAAAGACGTTCACGCTTGTCGCTGCTGGCAATCTGGTCGCCAAGGACGGTGTGACAGGTAATGCACTTTGGGCAAAGTTTGTCGATCTTTGGACTGACCCGACTTACCAGCCATATCCGTTCCCCATGAACGTGCTTGATGCTCGTTCTGGTCAATATGTTTTCGGTCAAGATCCCGGTGGCGTGTTCAACGGATGGAAGCCAGCAAACGACGTCACACGGCAGATGATCCGAGACGCTGGTTGGCGGGAATATGACTCGGGCGGCGTTTTGCTTCGTGAGTATTCCGGTATTGTTGCTCTCGCATCTGGTTTCCCTGCCGGTGCGCAATTCTTCTATCAGCGTGCTAGCGGCGGCGTTGCTTCAAACTTCACCTTCACTGATGCGCCGAACGAGGCAATTCAGGTGTTCGGCAATGCCGCGAACGGCAACTTTGACGAACGCACCTATTTTCGCATCATGTGCCGCGAACCGTCGTACACCTATGACGATGCTGTGCTAGGTGATGTCGGCGAAACCTCGACCGGCCCATATAAGATTTCGCTGCCGGTATCGGTCGGAGCCGACCTTAACGTCACCGCCAATGATGTCACAGTCGCAGCGGACGCGCCGTACACAGCGATCGATGTCGAGTATTTCGCAGCCAACCAGAACAAGACCATAGGCGCGTCAGCTTATCCGTTCCGCCGCGTCATCGACGGCAACAATGCAACGCTGCAACAGATTTACACCAAAATGCAGTATTTGCTTCGCCAGACCGGAGACATCGACAGCGGTGTAGGTTCGGTGACAGGCAAGACAGCAGATCAACTCTGCTATTTCGTCGGCAGCACGCTGTACACCACGCTGGGTGTGTTCATCGAAAACCTTCGTCCGCAAGACATTAACGACGTAGTTTTCCTCGATCAGAACGGTGTGCAGCGGACATATCCTTACGCCTCGGCGGGAACTTTGAACTTCAACCCTGCTTTGATCGGCGGCTATTTCAAGATGTATTTCAAGACGCTGCCCGGCGCTGGAAACGATTATGGCGAAGGCGCGGCGGTGGTCGTGGACAATGCGGCGGCGGCTGACATCGCTGGAACCATTTCGGCGGCATCGCTGTCATTCACGTTCGACTATGACGGCAACGTCCAAGGCGGTCGGACAGCGGGTACCGATGCAGTCGTGGTGGTTGTCGCTGGCAATCCTGGAAGTGCAAAGCCGGTCGTAGCCGAGGGAACGATCAATCGCTCAAAAGCGGTAAGTCTAACCCTGACTGCTGAAACCGACCGCGCATACATCGTGTAATGAAAGGTGGCGACAACCTTTGACCCTTCAACGCGCCGGATTATTCTGGACACTGCGGCTATCTCCGCTGAGCAGATTTGGACGGATTGGGTTAATTGGTCAGCCATTGGTGACAATTCAAAATGGCCCGCTGCCGCTCTCCAGATCGGCGGCGATAGCTTAGGCTCCGGCCTGTTCATCCCGATCTACATTTTCTTGCTAAACGGATGGCGGGTGAGGCCGATGGAAGCCAATCACGCGCTGACTTTGACCGGCAATCTGTTTGTGGACGGCGGCGGTGTCCCTGTGGTCAACACGCTCGGGGCGTTCAACGTATCGACGCAATACACAGTGCCGGTGCAGGCGCAGGGCATCTCAACAGGAGGCTCGACTGTCACACCGGCTGATATCTGGGCTCACATTTTGTCCGGCAGAGATGCAGGCGCGCGATTGGTCCGGTTGCTTGATCTGGCAGAAGCCGATGAAGAATTGACACAGACCACGGCAACGCTTCGGCGGCGCGGGACGGCAGACATATTGCTGCAAAAGAACGTGGCAGGCGGAACGATAACCCCTGTCGAATTGAGCGAATAATGTTCCGTTTCGCATTGGCCTATCAGGGCAGCGGCGGGGGTATAATCTATCTGGCTGGCGGCGCGACGATCGATGTCGCTGCTGACACAAGCAAAATTGACACAGCGCCGAGTGGCACATTGGATGTTGGTTCATCCGATGGCCTTTTGGACATCTCACCAACACGGAAGGTTCTGGACCTAAGCGATGACCGAAACAGCATCGATCTATAAAGGCGATACGTTCCTGAAGAGGGTCGGCTATCGTCTTGACGACGGGACGCTGGCAACGCTGCCGGGCTCTTTTACGTGCAAGATTAAGGCGTCGGCAATCGGCGTCGAACGTCCGGTGACAGATGTCGGCCCCGATGATGACGGCACAGCAAATAAGCGGTTTCTCGCAAGCCTTTCGCCAACTGAGACTTTGGCATTTCCAGTCGGCCAACACGTTGTTGTTGTCGAGATTGAAAACACGTCAACGACACCGCCCCTACGCAAAGAGTCACACATTATCCTGACGGTTTCGGAGCATGGGATCGGCAGCACCGAAACCCTTGCGCCGCCAACCGAACTCGACCGCCTGAAAGCGCACCGTGAAGCATTGCTCGACGCAAAAGACGAGGCGGTTGGGGGATCAACAATCGAAGTATGGAACGGACGCTACGGAAACAAGATGAAGCAACAGGCCATGACATACGACCAGATTTGCACAGCGCTTGAACGCAACCGGCAAGAGATTGCGACTGAAGAACGGATTGCGGGTGGCGGCTCGCGTCGTGGTGGCGTTGCTGTGGTTTGGGCGCACTAATGGCACGCTCTGGTCTTTTAGCATCTATCAGCAATTGGTTCGGTGGCGGCGCTGGTTATGACGCCGCTGGTTCTGATCGACCTGAAACGGCAGGATGGCAGCGCAATAGGAAGCATGTTGCCAGCTCGCTTAATCTTGCTGGCTCCGATCCCATCGCGGCTCGTGCTGAAGATGAGGACCGCAATAACCCTTGGGTGAATGGCGCGCTTGACCGAGATTGGGAATCAGTCGTTGGCGCTGGCCTGCAACCTTGGCCAACACCGATGTATCGGTTGCTTGGCAAAGGTGTGGAATGGTCAATCGACTGGTCCCGCCTTTATCGTGACCTGTATCGGCAGTGGGCTGAAGATCCATTGCACCGCGCCGATGCTCTTATGCGGGAAAGCTATGGGAAGCTCGAAGCCAAGGCGCGATTGAACTTTCGTCGTGGCGGTGAGGTTCTGGTTGAAATCCGCCGCGATAAACGCGGTGCTGCCTGTCCGATCAACCTGTTGCTGATCGACCCTGCCCGTTTGGACAACCCAACACTAAAGGGAAACAACGACCCGAATTACCGTGGCGGTATCGAATATCAGGGCAACGTCCCTGTCGCTGCATGGATTAGGCCATTCCATCCCGACGACAAGCGCATCGACAAGGGAATGAACGAACCAATTCGCGTTCCATTCCGGTCAAAGACTGGAATGCCGAAGCTACTGTTTATCAGCTACACGCGGTTTATCGAACAGGTGCGCGGTGTATCGCCGATGGCATCGTCCATGATCGCCATGAAAATGCTGGCATCTGCTGAATCGGACGTTGCCAATCGGGTGAAGCTCGAAGCGCAGATGGGTGTATTTGTCCAGTCCGATGCAACGACTGAAGAAGTCGCTGAAATGATTGCGCCTGGCTCTGAGGATGGAGAGGAAAGCGCGCTGGCAACGGTGATGAATTTCCGCCAGAAAAACCCGATCAAGGCGCTCCAAGGGCTTTTCGTTCGGCATCTGGTAGGAAAAGAAACCGTCAAGTTCATGCCGCCTGTCACCCCAGGCGACGGCTTTGTCGAGTTTCGCAAAGGTCAATTATCACAGGCAGCGGCTTCGCAAGGTTTGAGTCTGCCAGAAATGTCGCAGAATTATGACGGCATCAACCTGTCTAACATGCGCGCCATTCGGGATAGCCGGTGGCGGATTATCGAATTGGAGCGCTTGTTCTGGGCTCAGCAATTCAGCCAGCCAATCAACCTTTGCATCATGGAGCATTATGTCTCGACGGGTGAAATCAAAATCCCCGGCGGTCCAAAGAATTTCTATAAGAAGCTGGCAGCGACCACGAACACAACATGGATTGGCCCTGATCGCGGAACGATCGATGCCGAGAAAGAAGCGCGCGCTGACAGCCTGAATGCTGCGGCATATCGTGTTTCGCCCTATGAAAGCATTATCTCCAAAGGCCGCGACCCAGACGAAATTCTGGATCAGACTGCCGCGTTCCACCGTGAAATCGAAAAGCGGAAACTGCCTATGCCGGATTATAATACCAAAGGATCGAGTGGCGCTGAGGGGGATTCGGAATCTGGCGGCGGCGCGTCCAGCCCGAACGATGGCGACGGGGACGGTGTGCTAAACGAAGCTGACAAGAAAAAGGCCAAGCCCAAGGGAGTACAGGGACAGTGACCGCAATGCCTCTCTGGACCAATCTGCTTTACAATGAGCCGTTGGCGATAACTCCGCTGCGTAATGAAGCGTTGCTACAGGCTGCCAACAATCGGCTGACTGGTGTTATGCCAGCCAAGATCGATGCGACGGTTTTGGATATGCAGCCCCGCTCTTTTGTTCACGAAGCATCGAATTTTTTGGATGGTGAGCGCAAGCCATTCCCGATGCGTGATGGCATTGCGGTCGTGCGCAGTATCGGAACGACAGTAAAGCGTGGCGATTGGATGGACGCTGAAAGTGGCCTGATTGGCTATGACCGAGTAGTCAACCAAATGCGCGAGCCGATGCGAGATCAGGATGTCAAAGCGGTATTCTGGATTGTTGATAGTCCCGGCGGACACACCGCGCGCTTGTTCCAGGCGGCTAATGAAATTGCTACGATGTCAAAGGCAGAAGGCGGCAAGCCAATCTATGCCTATGTTGACGAAATGGCTGCCAGCGCTGGCTATGTTCTTGCCAGTGCCGCCGACGTTGTTCTTGGCCCTGAAGCCGCGCTCGGAGGCTGCTTGGGCGTCATCCTGAACTTGATCGACACAAGCGGACTTCACGAAAAACTCGGACTTAAATCGCATGTCATTCGTTCAAGCTGGTCTGACCGCAAAGCGTTGGGTCAAGATGGCGAAGAGATCAGCGCCGATGTGTTGAAGGACTGGCAGAAGATCGTCGATGAGAGCGGTGAAATGCTTGTCGAGTTTGTTTCAGCAATGCGCGGAATTTCGGAAAAATCCGTTAAAGCAACTCGTGGCGAAATCATGCACGCAAAGGGCATGATGGAAGCTGGTCTGCTTGATGAAATTTGCTCTGAGGCTGAGGCTTGGACTTTGCTGAAGGACGAAATCCGGTCGCTTTGACCGCAACCACCGAAAGGTAAAACCATGACCATTAGCCGACGCCTTCAGGCGCATCGGCAGGCGCTAGCGTCTGCCGACCCGGTAGCAATCGCTGCTGCCGACACCCCCCTCCCCGATGATCAAGACGACATCGACGAGAATGAAACCGAAACCAAATCCAAGAAAAAGGATAAGGATATGACTGAAGAAGAAATCAATGCCCTGAAGGCCGAAGCGAAAGCTGAAGGCGTCAAGGAAGCAAATACCCGCATGAACGCGGTGTTTGCCAATACCGAATATACAGGCCGTGAAAATCTCGCACACAGCCTTTTGGCAACCAGTCTTTCGGCTGAAGAAATCGGCGTCCAATTGGCTGCCGCTCCGAAGATCGAACCATCGGCAATCGCCAACACATTGGTTTCGCAGGAAGCCGCCGACGAATCTGCCCGCAAAGTAATGCAGGAAGCAATCTCTCAGACTGCCAATGCAGCGATCGATTTGGGTAGCGGTGCTTCTGAAGCCGAAGCCGACCCGAAGAAAAACGCGGTTGATAACATTCTGTCTGCCCAGCGTCAGTACGGCAGCCAAGCGCCACGCGCGCAGACCAAGTAAGAAAGGATTAAAACATGGCTGAAATTAAACTTCCCTATGGCGACGTTGGCCTTGCAAGCTTTGAAGTTGGCGACAGCTACAAAGTGGTCGAACTGTTCTCCGGTCCAAGCAACACGCTTCAGCGCGATTACAATGTTGCTGCGGGCGTTGCGCTCCCCGCCTTTTCTGTTGTCGGTGTTTCCGGTGGCAATCTGGTTTTGGCAGTCAGCGGCACCACACAGGCAATCGGCGTAACGACCGCAACCGTATCGACAAGTGCATCTGCACAGCGCGTCGATGTTATGTTGGACGGTTGTTTCAACCCCGAAGCCCTCAATTGGGATGCTTCCTACAGCACCGACGCTTTGAAGCGTGCGGCGTTCGACGGAGCCCCTGCCCCGACATCTGCGATTGTTCGCAAATTCCGTTAATGAAAGGCCCAAAAAATGGCATTCCAAATTTATGACACCGATCAGCTTTTGACTGTGATGGAAGAACAGGAGCCGGTGAGCAATTACTGGTTGGACCTGTGCTTCCCCAATGTCCTGACCTTCACCGATCAGTGGATCGACATGGAGCAAATTCCTTCGCAGGGCCGAAAGTTGATGCCCTTCGTTGCACCGCTCGCCCAAGGTCGTCCGATCTACAGCGCCGGTTCGAAAACGAGTCGTTTCAAACCTTCGTACATGAAGGCGAAAGACCCGTTCACCCCGACCCGCGCTTATGCCCGTCGTCCTGGCACGATTCTCCAGAAGGTGCCTGAAACTCCTGCACGGCGTTATGATGCTTGGGTTGGCGATTGCACCGCGTTTCACCGCACGGCTGCTGAACGCACATGGGAATGGCTGGCTGCACAGTCCATTCTTTACGGTGCGGTAACGATCACCGATGAAGATGCGCCAACTCAAGTTGTCGATTTCCAGCGTGCTGCCGGTCACAACATCACGCTTGGCGCTGGTTCTCGTTGGGGCGATGCTGGTATTTCCATCATGGACAATATCCAGACTTGGAAAGACTTGCTCTATAATGCTGAATTCGGCGGCATTGCAGCGCGGCTTACCGTTGGTACATCGGCTTGGGCAAAAATGCGTAAAGACCCTGAAATCAAGGATCTGCTGGACGTGAACTATCGCAGCCAGCCTACCGACATTCGCATTGAACGCGGTCTGATTTCGTCGCTTGAAGCGCAGTGGGTTGGCAACTTGGGTGAAGGCATTGATGTCTATGTGTACCGGGACTGGTATACCGTTGGCGGCGTCCAGACTCCGTTCATGGATTCCCGCGATGTTGTGCTGACTTGCGGTAATGTCGGTGGCTATCGCTGCTTTGGTGCGATCATGGACCCGAACGCAGAATATGCTCCCCTGCCCATCCATACCCGGATGCTGATGGAGCAAGACCCTGCCGTTCCGCAAATCCTGACACAAAGCGCGCCGCTTCCTGTCCCAACTATGCCGAACGCCACATTGCGCGCTCGCGTTGTAGCATAAGGAGTCTGAAAAATGGCTAAATCCAAAACTGCTCTGGTTGCTATCGGTACTGTAATTTCCGGCGGCGTTGAATTTTCCAACGGTCAGGAAATCACAGGCGACATTGACAAAGATGAGGTCAAATGGCTGATCGACAATGGCGCTGCAAAGCAAGGCGAAGTTTCTGAGGCTGAGCCTGAAGCCCCCGCACCGGCAACCGAAGCACCGTAACAATAGAGAGAGTCGGGGCGCATTGTCGTCCCGGCCCTTCCCCGCTCTTGCTTAGGCAGGGGCGCGGTATGGCTTTCACTTTGGAGAAAATCAATGTCACAGCACGACAATTTAGCAAAAGAAGTTCATCAACTTATGGCGCAATTGAAGCGACGGACAGAAAGGGTGGAAGAAACACGCACAAAATTATGCGCCGTCCTTTGCGGCATTGCGACGATGGCTAAAGAGGATGGCTATGTTTCGGCTGAGACTGAAACGGAAGTAATCGCCCCAAAGGATGACAAATGATGGTGGCGCTTTACGCATCAATGGCTTTGTTGGCACTTTGGTTAAACCGGAATGATCGACACGGCTTTATCATCGCTGGCATTCTGGCCATAGCCCTTGTCGCTGCCGTCGCCTTTTCGGTTTATATACCACGCCCCGATCTTGCTGCCGTTTTATGCATCATTGAGTCTTCAGTTTCTATCGCCCTGGTCTTCAGCATTGTGACGTGGCGCGGGGAGCATGGATGGTGTCGGGACACATTGCGCGCTTTGATGATAGGCATAATTTGCCTAGGTAAAATTGCCATCTGGACGGTGTTCATAGGCATCTCCACCACGTCGCAATGGAATATGGCGGCATCATTATTCAACGGGCTATTTGTCGCTCAGATTGCGATTGCCGGGGGGCTTGGCGATGGATTGGCGCGTAATTCTATCAATCTGCTGTATCGCGTTCGCAGCCGGTTGTTGGGCAGTTTCCATTTTGGTGGCGCTGGCTAAATGGCGTTCGGAGAGACGGTCGGACTAAAGGCCGCGTGGCACGCCTTTCCACTTTTCATCGGGGCGACAGCCGCCCTTTTCCTCAATCCGCCAAAGCACCGTTGGGCAATCCCGATTCTGTTATTGGTTTTTATGGGCATTGGCGAATTGCTTGGCCCCATTCTGCAATCAGCCTTCTCGCAATTATCTGATCACGAAGCCCCCGCTCGCATGATTGGAGCTGCGCTTGGTTGGACGGCATTGAAAGCTGCGAAACGCCTCATTGATCGCTTCAAACTGTCGGACAAGGAAAAGCCATGATCGACTGGCCATTGGACAGCAACTATATCCGGCGCGGCAAGATCAACCATACTTTCGGCATGGTCCGGCGAAATGTGGATGGATCCATGCGGCCCCATCAAGGATGGGATTTCTATGCAGCGCCAGGAACGCCTTGCTATGCGGTTGCCAATGGCCGCGTTGCCCTGATCCGCACGGTCGGGGATTATGGAAACACCATCGTACTGGAGTTTGCTTTCGATAATGATGGCGACGGCAAAGAGGATCGCCTTTTTGTCGCATATTCCCATCTTTCCAGTATCGAGGTTAAGACCGGCGACAGTGTTTTCGTTGGTCAGCAAATCGGATTGACCGGAAACACTGGAAACGCCGTTTCGATGCGGGGCGATGACTGCCACTTGCATTTCGAACTTCGCACCATGGCCGCGCCGGGACGGGGTCTGGTTGGGCGGTTGTCGCCTATGCAGCTATTCAAAAAATGCCCGACTGACGGTGCTGTGAAGCGGAAGGCTCTGGCATGAACGAGCACACCAAACTCGAATACAATGCCTATCTCTGGACCTTGACAGCTCTCGTTGTTGTTTTCTTTGGCTCCATGGGATTTGCCGCCGCCGTTCCCACGATTATCGGCAAAATTGAGGCTTTCGGCCTTGGCACAATCACAGGTGGTTTAATCGGGCTTCTGCGGATGCCTCGCCAGCAAGCGCCTACTCAAAGGGATAGCACGCTTGATCTTTCGGGTGCGGAGCAAGAGCAATGATTGGGATTGGCCTTCGCCTGTTAGGTGTCTTTGGCAAGATCAAGCGGGGCATTGCGTGGATATTTGGCAGCCCGAAGCGCATTGCAGTTGCGGCGGCGATTCTGTTGGCGTTGTTTGGCGCATGGCAAGTTCGCAAACTGCATAATGACAGGAACGATTGGCGCGTTGCTGCCAAGAATTACGAGAGCGCATACCGTAGCTGGCAGGCAGCATTTCACAAACTGGTAGTGGACGTTGAACTTGGCCGTATCGAAGCGGCGCGTCTCGACAAGGAAAACGCAGATCGCGTTGCCAATGAGTTAGCAGCGATCAAGGAAAGGACCGCAAATGATTATGAGGTTGCTCTTACTGACACCCGCCGTGCTGCTAACAGCTTGCGCGACAAACTCACCAAAGTTGCCGCCCGTAGTGAAGGTGGTAGCGGAGAAGAGACAGTGCCCGGTGCTTACACCGCCAGATGCCAGACTTTTGGCTACCCCGACTGTGACGCGCTTCTTACCGCGCTCCCCGGCCTCCTAGAGGCTGCGGAGGAAAATACCGATAAACTGATAGCATTGCAGGCTTGGGTTAATTCTGTGCTTGCCGTCGATATGAACGGCGCAGACCAATGAAAGCCCTTGAAGAAATGACCCCCGCCCTGAACGCTATGGCCCGGACGGTGCTTGGCCACACAATCCAATACCACACCGGCAACGGAGCATGGAAA